ATGTGACTTGTTGTTAAAATCCAATAGATGGAGGATAAAACTAAACTCTTCTCTAATGATCGACTTGATTCTTTCTGAGATATCAAGATTAGAAAGATCAATAGCAACGGGTGTGTCATTGGTATCTGATACGATGGCCTCGTTTACAATGTCCTCAATGGCAGAGTCCACCTCAGGGTGGAGAGCCATACAACGATACTTACGAATCAGTTCATAATCTTTAGACCCACCAGGGTCAGCGTCCAAACCATAGCTTTGAATACCACCAGCTGCGACGGTCACACCGTCATCCATATTAGGTGGTACGGGACTGAGCTTTGCTACTTGCTCGAGGTCTTGCTCTTTATATGAGAAGCCGAACAGCCTCGTGTTACGATTGTCTTGTGGATTCACTGTGTTCTAGCACTTCCTTATGTGTTATTTATGGCATAAAAAAAGGGGGACTTAAAGCCCCCCTGATCAAATTGTTGAAAGTTATTACGTTACGATGGCATTCAGAGCAGCCGAAGGATCTCTGGGGACAGCAGATGTGTAAGGATCGCCATCTTCGACAGCGTTCCAGTACTGAACTGCGAATGTCACACCGAACTCCTCAACGGTATCTGCCTGGTCAAAGCTGAGAGGAATCTCATCAACGGTGACAGGCCAGATGCCCTCAAAGCGGTAAGCACGAAGCTGATTACCATCTCTGTCGAGCTGTCTGACGATAGCGTTAGAGTAGTATTGGTTCAGAGTGTTCGCACCAAGAACATAGTTCATGTTCTGGCAAGTCTCAGACCACTTTTCAAAAGCTTTACGGAGACCAAAGGTGACGTCGTTGGTGACTGTTACTACCCAGTCATCAAAGATTCTGTCGCCTGTAACTTTCAGATTACGACCACGGAAGGGGACGCCAATCTGATTAACTTGAGCCTTAGGAAGCGCAGCACTTTTAATGAGGAAAGTACCCTCTGTAGTGGTGTTGTTCGCATCCGCGGCAACTGCGGTGGGGAAAACCATCTCCACCTGGAACATGGTGGGGCGTACCCCACCACCCTGTAGGATGGACTTGAAGTCCTGAATTGACTTTTGGAATGCCATGGTATGTTAACCTTAGGGGATGGGGGGTTATCAGATGCTATTGCGTCTGAAGAGTGCGACGGACTCGTCGAACGATACGCCAGTCTTAGTAGCGATGAAGTTCAGAGTGATGAAGTTGATAGAACGTGCAGGCTTGACATAGATGTCAGCAATAAACTCGTTTCTATCGATAACTTCTGGTGTGTTGTTTGTTTCGTCACAAACTACCAGGAAGTCATACATACCTCTTCTGGCCTGAACGTCACGCAGGTAAGGGTTGACGTTGTTTTTGAACAATGTTCTAGTGATTTCATCATTCAGTTCGAACAGCGTAGTTCTGGAGATCTTAGCAATCTCTCTTTCGATCACGAGGAAGAGCCTTCTAACGTTGATGCGATCGAATGCAGAGCTGTAAGCCAGTGCTGTCTTGTCACCCCAGAGGACGGTACCCTCACCCTTGTAGGTGACGATGCTGTTGACTCTGGCGGAATAGAGGTTGTCTCTCTGGAACTTAGAGGGGCTGTAAGGCAACTTGGTTACGTTACGGATTTGACCTCTGGAGAGACCAGCGGGAGAGAACCAAGGCTCGGAGCGGAAGGCTGTGTATACAACCGTACCAGCTACGTCACCGTTCAGAGGAACATAGGTCATTCTCTCATCGCGATATCTGTCATACATCTGCTTATAACCGGAGTCAAAGACAGCGTACGAGGATGATGTGAGTGCATCAGCCCACTGGATGATACGTTGCGTAGAACGCTCGGTGTCCAGCTGGTTGATGACGGCAGAGCGAGGGGGCGACAGGAAGACCATGCAGTCCTTACGCTTCTCTGCAATGTTGATGAGGTTGTTACCCAAGGAGGTAGCATCATCAGCGTTGTCCTCGGAAGGACCCTGCAGGATGTAGTCGAGAATCTCAACGGACTCGATGTCGAACTTACGGTAGGCCTGCAGTCTCTCACCCAAGGTAGCCTTCATGTTGTCAACACCACCCTTAAGCAGTCTCGAACCTTCAGCAATGTAGCTAACAGCCTTGTTAGACTTAATAGCGTCACCGGGGCGGAGGTTAGACTCAGGGTTGAGGTTAGAGCGGAAAGCAACCAGGGGCTGGTTGGAGTAGACGTAGATAGAATCATTGTTGATTCTATCAGCGTAGTAGTTGTTGACGTTGTCCAGGGTGTAGGTGCCTCTCAGCTTGGATACACCGAAGAACGTCTCCAGTACGTTGCCTCTCGAACCTGTCAGGTCACCAGTGGCGTCATAGATGATGACGTTCAAGCCATCATTGGTAACACCTCTGTCCTGAGCATTGGTTGTGTCGATAGGACGGGGGCCGAAGCGATCCCAGTAGATACCAGAGAAGGCAACCTGAGTTCTGTACCAGTCAACAGAAGCCTGGATCTGATAGACGTACTCGCCGTCCTGTACCAGGTCACCGTTAACAGGCTTAGCCAGGTTGTACCACAGCTCTGTGCGGTCGTTATAGATGTAGGACTGACCAATTTCAGTAGGACCAACCAGACCAGTCATCGAAGGGAATACCTTCTGATTCATTCTGGGGTTAGCGGGCCAACCAAAGTCATTACCCTCAGCCTTAGTAAAGGTAGCGGGCTTGTAAATGGTGTTGATCACCATTGGGTTACGGTCAGGATTGTTGGGGTCAACAATCTCAATCTCAGCTTGCAGCTGCTTGTTGTTGTTAGCTTGGTCGAGACCAGTGCCATTAACCTTCAGATTCTGACCAGGGCCGGCGGCTCCAGCAGCATCAGTAGCGTTACCCAACAGGTCAACAGGCTGACCCTCTGTCTTATAGAGGAGCTGCTTACCGATGGGGAAGGAACCCTGCAGACCATTGGAGAGTGTAGCACCACCGTCCATGGAGACAAATGTACCGTTACGAACAGTACCCCAGGTCAGCATGAAACGATAGACGTCCAGATACTCAGTGGTTGTATCGTCGGGAGCCATGATGTAGCCACCACCAATAGTCACCTTATCGGCATTGGGGGTGTCAAAAATTTCAACGTATTGAGGCCATACAGTGTCCTCATCCCAGGTATTCCAGTTACCGGAAGCCTTGATTTGGAAGTAGTTGGCGCATTGGAAACCACCCAGCAGTGTGTGGTCGTACTCAATGCCACCGTACAGAGGCAGCTCGCCGTTAGGACCTACTTTGTCTTCAAAGGCAGAGAGGTTTCTGTTGTAGTGACGGATGTTCTGCGAAGACAGACGCAGCTTGTAGTCAGCACCAGCGTCAATCACTGCTACGCCAAGAGCGTTACCCCACTCACCGGGGCTTCTAGCAATGAAGTGAGCAGGTGAACCACCCTGGTTGTAGTAGTCCTCAAAGAACTCAGTATCGTTCTTAACATAAGGACCAGTGATGCCATCAGGATACAGCTGATTGATATCAGCAGCATTTCTCATGGTCTGCAGACCGAAGGAGTCGTCCCCAAGGAACAACTCATCAGCGTCACCTGCTTCGTCATCACATCTTACTACGTAGCAAACACCACCGTACTCGAGGTAGTTTGCAATCGTCCACCAATACTCATAGTTCTCATTTGTGGGATTACCGAAAGTTCTCTGAAGCTCTGCCTCAGTCTCAATCAGGATCATCTCATCGACTGGACCCTTTTCAAAGGGGCCAACCATCGCAGCGATATTGGTGGTAATCGCGTCGGACGTTCCTCTTGTTAGATCAACTTCGTTGATAAAAACACCAGGAGATCCCAGTTTAATAGCCGACATTTGGTTTTCTCCGAATACCTTTTAATATTCAGATTTATTTATGAAAACCTAGTTTTTAGGGGGGTTACGCAAAAGGACAATCCCGAAAATGCAGTGTCAAAAATCGCTGAGATCCCTTGCCCTACCAGTAACCATTTCCGCTCCAGTACCAATCAGACGATGGCATACCATACTCATCTATCTTATCTCTATATTTGTCATACCTTTCTGACTGATACTCTGTCTTCCATATCTCATTGTCAGCCACAAAGATATCATCCTCAGCACCATCCATGATGAATCCAAAGGGACTCATGTCCTCCTCGAGCTGTGACTTATCCTTCTCATAGAGTTCCTCTCGGATACTCTGGTCAGTCATCTCTCGGAAGTAGTCTTGCTGAACAGCCCATGCATAGATGACCATACACATGACGAGGTCATCATGGCATCCATCTTCAGCAGAGAAGCTATCCCTCTTCTCCACGAATGTGGTC